GGACTTGAAAAGCTCGACGAAACTACGTACGAAGATGTCATTCATGTCAATGTCAAGAATGACAATTACAGTGCGAAGAAAATTGAGTCGGGGAATTACAGGTCCATTCAAGTTCCCAACATTTTCCATCAGCTTGAACTTCGTTTGTTCGGCGCCGGTTTCACTGCTTTCGTTTACGGCCACAAGAACTGTTCAATTGTGTGTGATCCAACTACTCAGTCTGGCTGGGCTAAATCAATCCCTTCTGGTTATCAGAAGCTAGTTGACGATGGCAAGCCTTTTTCGACGGTTGGCATCGACTACACGGCGTTCGATGGAACGTGTACTGGTCCTGAATGGCGGGCCATTTTTGACATGATCCCAATGCCGGCACATGTCAAAAGACACGCTTCCTGGGTTTGCAGCGCAGCACCAATGGTGGATTACCTTGGTGAGGACATTGGCAGGGAGGAGATTGGCAACCCTTCTGGTAATCTTTTTACTTCAGTGATGAACTCTGTACGTAATGTTTGTTTCGTCAGGGCTTTTGTTGCTGATAGGAAGTACCAAAGGTTGGTCGACGTTGAATCAGGCTTCAAGGTTTGCGGTGACGATTTGATTATTGTCAGTAAGGCTGAAGATATTAGCTCTTTTGCGAGTGAATTCTGCAAGTTCGTTACCGACAATTTCTACGTCCAGACAAAAATTGAAATGATCACACAGGCCACCAAAGAAAATCTTTGGTTGATGTCAACCTTCTTGTGCAACGACACCGTCGCTGTTGGACCAAACAAAATTCCTGTTTGTTTCGTCCATGATATACAGCGGCGTTTGTCTACTGCAAATTCTGTCAAGTCTGGAAAAGATCAATACTCCGGGATACTTACCTCACTGTCTGGCACGTATTATTGTGCCAGTGTCAAAGAGATCCGCGAAGCCGGAGTTATGAATGATCTAGCTGCGCTCATGGCTTTCGAAATGAAGTGCAAAACGAAGTATGGACTAGAAGTCGACTTTGAGCATTTTTGCCCAAATCTGGTCTGCACCTCGCTGAGGGTCAGCAACAATCCAGCCCCTGGAGAAATTTGTCACTTCAATTTTCGAAAATCTATGCCTCCTAAGTCGAAAGCTGCCCGGAAACGGGCAGCTAAGAATGCTTTACTGATGATTGCTGCTCGAGGGCAGCGACCTAAAGCTAAAGTCGCCAAGCCAAAAGGTGTTGGGCAGCAGAACCTTGGACAGGTGATCACTGCTCCACGAGCTTTTGGTACACGGCTGAAGCAACCTGTCGCTCAAATGTCCATGGGAAAGAATGGGAACATCATCGTGCGGCACCGTGAGTATTTCGACGATCTTTTCATCCCGACTGGCACGACAGTTGGTGATCTTCCTTTCGTCCAAAACTACACGGTCAACGCGGCAAACCCTGAAATGTTTCCCTGGCTCTCCTCGATTGCGCAACGGTATGAGAAGTATCGTTTCAGGAAACTCAAGGTCGATTTTGTACCATGTGTGCCTACCTCGGTCTACGGAAACGTGGTCACATGCATTGATTACGATGCTGGTGACGCGCTGCCACAGTCCAAGGTCCAAATGCTCGCGTACAACAACGCCACGTTGGTTCCAATTTGGGCTCCTGGTTCTACTGTCTTTGACTGTTCCAAGATGGGTACGGTTCCGGGGCAGTATTTCTGGTCTCTCAACCCAAATCCAGCCGGCCAGACCTATTCAACTGAGACGATCTCTCATGCTGGCAACCTCATCTTTGCTGCAGTTGACACTTCCATCACTGGTACGTTCGGGTCGTTCTTTTGTGAGTACGAGGTTGAGCTTTCAGTTCCGCAGGTTGATCCTGCTGCGATTGCTGGCTTCTGCACGAACAAGATCACGAACACCGGAACTGATCTTACCAATGTGTTCAAGGGCGCCGTCGGCCAGTCCGGCGGCCTCGGAGTACAGGTTGATGGAAGCACGGGGATCATGACCTTCCTTGAAGCTGGTCAGTATCTTATTGACCTTGTCTTCGCTGGTACCACCCCTGTCACCGGCCAGCAACCGGTCTACACCGTGAATTCTGGTGCTGCCACAACCCAGTCCGCTACCACGTCTAGGACTTCCACTACGTCAGCAATGACTCAGACGTCCATCAACGTGTTGACTCCTGGCACTCAGGTTCTCGTTGCCTTCACGGCAGGACTCGCCACTATGACGAGTCTGGTTGCCCGGATTTCAAGATGGCGTTACTCAGTAAACTAATTAACAACAACAACTGTCCACACCGTTAAATTGCCGCCCTGATTCTCTCCTTTTAGACCAACAATCTTTTGGAGGAAGAAATGGGTGTTGTGGAACCTGGTGACAGGTAAATATTTTATTCTTTTGTTGTTTCCCCCCTTTTGTTTTATTACCACTATTCGTTCGAAAGTTCTGAAATGTGGAGCCTCCC